CGGCCTTGACCAAATGTGGCAATCCAGCGATCTGTGCGCTCTTTGTTGCCTTCGTAGTTTTCTAGAAATCCGGCCATTAGTTGTTCACCTTGTCAATCTGTGAAATGTGGCGAGATACCGCACGGCCTCTTGTATAGCCTTGGCGTTGGCCTTCCTTAAATCCGACCGAATAAGCCATGACAGCCCACAAGGCTCCAGCGATGACCATTGCGATCACAATTGATGCTTCGTTCATTTTCTTGCTCCCGATTCTGGGAGCCGCGTATCAGCTCCCAAAATAGAGAGTGACAGGATCAGCCGACAAATACAACAATCACGCTCAAATTACGGCGTGTCGCTACCGCCTAAACGGCGTTCAATTGTTTTTTCGTATTCTGACTTTTGCTTGTCTTTAAGGCCGTTGGATGCTAAAACCCCACCCAATGACCCGGTGAGAAAAATCGCCAAAGTCTTAAGCAGATCGATGAAAGCTGCATCATTAGGAGCTTGATTGCCAATTGGCTGTGTAACAAAAATCAACGCATAAGTGATTCCCAAAGTCACAATGAGAAAAACAAATGACAAAACCGCCCCGATCAAAAACATCAATCGCGCTTTGATTTCCTCTTGACTTAATCTGTCTTTACTTTTTGAACCCATCGCCTATCAAATCCTCCGTGCATGTACCTGTGACCTTGCATTGGGGTTTTTGACATTCTTTGTTTTCCCAATTTTCGTGCAATTGGCATGGATAGCGAACCCATCCATCGTAACCACACGCGGCAAGGCTTGTTGAAAGGATCAAAGTCAAGCCCGCCACGAGTAGTTTCGGAATCATTTCCCCGTTGATCCGAAAGCTGTATCAGCTGGATTCAGCCAGCGCAAAATGACCGGCACGACAGCGGCCACGCCACCCATTGCCATTTGCTTGATGTCGCCACCTGCCATGTACACGGCCAAAGCTGCGGCCAAATACGAGCGCAACCATGATGCCAAAATTGCTTTTGCTTGCTCCATTTATTTTCCTCCTGTTGGTCGATCCGGTAAATCACCGGAAAATGACTCATAAGCTGGCCGGCCATAACCGACAACAAATGAGCGTGCTCCCAAAGTTCTTGATTTCACCATGACTTCTCCACCATTGCGCTGATCTCCAGCCCCGGATGTGTTTCCTTCAATGGTCACAATCTGTTTGTCCGATACTCGGATTACCAATCCAATGTGGTTAATGGTCGTTTTGTCATCGACAATAAAATCAAAAAAAACAAAATCACCAATCTTTGGTGTTTCATGCCATTGTTTGTTTTTCTTAAATGACTCAGCTCCAGCGCGAGTGCTTACAACATTTGGCACCTTGACTCCGGCTTGATGAGCGCACCAATTCAAAAATGATCCGCACCATGGCAGCTTGTCGGCCTTCATAAATTTGCCGTACTTTGTTTCATTGTTGCCTGTTTCAGCTGTGCCAACTTCGGCCAATGCAACCTGAATCATTCTAGGCAATGTGCCTTTTGGAAAATCACTCATCGTCTATTTGATCTTGACTTTGAACTACTAAATACGATGCGTATTCGGCATCTGTCATTGGACGAATTATCACTTCACCCGTTTCGCAATTCACTTCAGTTGTCGTTGGTCTAGTTTCGGTAGGCATTAAAACGCTCCATAGATTGCAATAGTGCCTGTGTTGGCAGCTGAAAAGGTTGATGTTGAACTGATTACATCGATTCGATTAATTGATGTAGTCGAATTGTAGTTGCCCCAAATTTGGTTCATGGTGTCACCATTAGCAGCTTTGTTGTCTGCCATACCTTGGATCAACTTTGGACATGCCTGATTAGCGTAATCTAATTCAAGGTCTGCAAGAATGTTTGTTCCACCTGCCCGACCTAGGCGAACTTCTCCAAGGTTAGAAAATGAAGCAGTAATCTGAGCGACTACGCCGTTCCATGCGTAACTATAACTTGCAGATGTGTCATTGTTAAACACTAAAACCATGCGACTAGATGCTGTTTGCACAACGCTATTGACTAGGATGCGCAGTTTCTTGACTGGCGGAATACTTGTAAATGAAACAGATGATCCGCTAGTCGGTGTCTGAGTAGTGCCAATTTGTAGCCAGATGTCTCCACCCGGAATCGCTGTAAATCCCATTATGAAATTTCCGTTCCATAAGCGTTAAATGAAAGATTTGCCGTTGATGCATAAACTCTAATTTTGTCAGTTGTAGCCAAAGTAACTCCAAAAGTTAAGGCAACAATTCCGCTTGGTGCAATTGTGATGTCATAGGCTATGTAGTCTTTTGTAGCTGTTGCAGCACCGGCAGCACTAGTTGAAAGTCTAAAGGTCGCAGCCGCCGTGGTTGATCTATTTGTCACGACAAGCGTTGAAATGATTGCGCTTGTCGATGCCGGTACTGTGTAAAGATCAGTTTCCGTGGTTGCCGCTGGAGCAGCTTGCCCGAGTATTTTGTAAATTGTGGCCATTTTTATGCCCCCATGAGTAGAAATGGATGAATGATTGCATCCACAGTTAGTTGGATTGAATAAGTGGTTGAGTCAATTTCATTGCCAAGCGTTCTCATGTCAAGCGCACCATTTTTGACATAACCCGTGTTATCCGGCGTAGTCCAATTATAATTTGGCGTGTTGGCCATAATTCATCCTCTCAATAAAAATCATCGAATGTGTCCCATGTTACAGCCGGATCAACATCATTCCATGTCAATGCCGGATCAACATCCTGCCAGCGTGTTGGGGTGACTGAATAGGCCACATCCGAGCTGTCAAAAGTTAAGCTCATTTGAACATTGTTGAAGCTAAAATTCCAGCCTTCAACAAAGCCAAAATAAGTCGTGTTTTTGACCGCCAATGGCAGATCGGTGATTTCAATTGCCGTGTCCATCGAAATGGTCAGCAATTCGTCTAAATCGCCGCTTGTCACATTGGGTGAATCAAGCTGGATCGTAAATGATGACAACGATGTGCGCGGATAAGCTCTGAGCGTAATGTAGCGATCGGCTTGAACCTGAGCATCGGTGCCAGTTTCCAATTCAGTCGTGACCGATCCTGCGACCCGGGTATAAGTGGCAATAGATGTGGCATCCTCGGCTGTTTTTTGCGCGTTGGCTTTATAGCTCAAAATGATTGAATTCATGATGTCGGACAAGGTTTTTTGGCTGGATAAACCATTTGTCAAAATGTAATCGGTCGGAATCAATAAATAGCCCGATGTGCCAACAGCTAGAAAACGGCGCGATTCATTGGCAAATCCAACGCTACCTGTCGGGGTTTCGTAAATGTAACCAAATGCCTGAGTCGCGTAAGTCGATGCCAAAGAATAAGCATCCGATGGGCTGGCTGATCTTGCCGTAAATTCATAAACCGGCGGCGTGTCCACAGAATCAATGGTGACTCCAGCATCGGTAAAAATGCGAGTCATGCGATCATCATCAAATTCTTTTGGCCAATTGGAATCGCCAATGACCTTTCGTGCCATTTGTGCAAATGTCGAAAGTGCTGAAATTGTTTGAATTGCCACAACCGCATTTGTGCCAGCAGATTGCACGCTGTTTGAAACATTTGAGATTTTGCCTGTGAACAATGTGATTGGCGTGCCGGCTGAATTCTCCACAGTTATGACAACGCTGTGATTCATGTCGAATCCAAAATCCTGATTGTTAGCGTTCAAAATGTTGATCGTTGCATAACCTGCACGCGATTGCTCCCAGACAGTCGTGCGACCAAAAGACACCGAAACATTCCACAAAGACTCACCTGTGAAATCAACGCCATCGATGGTCACAGTTGGGTTGGGAGCCCATGTCATGTTGAGGCAACCAATCGTGAAATGCCCAAATTGTTAAATGTGCCGCTGAGTGTGGCCTCTGTGTTGAGCACATTGGCTATTTGTCGTGCAACGCCAATTGGATCAATTGCACCTGTGACATTGATGTTCACAGTTGTGCCGCCCATGCGATGATTTGGAATGATTGATCCATTGGAATTTGGCACAAATAACTCTGGGCCTTTTTCGCCTACAAGGTATTTTTTGCCCATCGCTACCGGCCCACCGGCTTCACGAGCTTCGATTTCAACATCTGATTGACGAGATAAAGCCGCAAATCCAGCGATGGCCGCAATAGTTGCAGCTCCAATGCCTACTCCCAAAAGTGGATTGAGCGCAAAATAAGCTGCAATTCCAGCCAAAATTGAGGATGTGCGCAGCGCGTTCATTGCGGCCACAATGACTCTGATTCCAGCAACCATCGATGTGACAAATGCACCAATTTTGCCGGCAACAAATACTGTTGCCAAAGTTGCTGCCAAAATTGTTACTTCAGTTTTGAATCTAATTATCGTTTCAATAAGTTTTCTGATTCGTTCACCAAATTTCACACCACTTTCAGCTGTGTCATCAAGTGCTTTTTTTGTACCTTCATCGCCTGTTAATCCGGCAATAAAACCTTGAAAAATTGGTACAACATTTTCCACCATGTAAGTCGTTAAATCTGTCAATGCAGGTAATAAGGCCGCGCCGACAGATTCTTTTGCTTCATCAAGTGAGACTTTAAGAATTGCCATCTTGCCTTCAAAAGTAGTAGCAGCTTCAGCGGCAGCTCCAGAAAACTCTTTGCCCAATTCGCCAAATAGATCGGTACCGGCAGCAGTTACAAAATTTACCTTTTCTTGCGCATCTCGTACTTTTTCGCTTGCCTTTAAGTATTCCTCAGATGTTGGGCCATAATTAGCCAATGCAAAATTTGCCTCATCTGTGGCTTTTGCTAAACCTTTTTGAACTTTGTTGTACTCAATAACATTGTTCGCACTATCACCTAAAGTGATGCCAAGCTTTTTTAATGCTCCGACCTGACCATCATTTGCTTTTGCAAGCGCATTTGCGACAGTTTCCAAATCAAGATTTTTTGCCTTAGCAATGTCAATTGCAAGGTTTGTAAGAGTTTGAGCTTCTCCAATGTCTTTGGTGGATCGTGTTAATCGTTCTAAGGCCGGGCGCAATTGATCATCTGAAATTCCGGTTGCCAAGGTTTGTTTTGTAATGTATGCCTCAGCTGCGGCTACAGCTTCATCGGTGGCACCAACAGTATTTCTTAAAGCGTTGGCAAGTCTTACCTGTGCTGCCTCATCCTCAGTTGCGGACTTTACACCATCAATGAGCAGCTTGCCGGCATAAGCGGCGGCGGCTGCACCGGCAGCTGCAAATGCCAATTTGGCTTTGTCACTAAATTTTCCTAGTTTTCCGCCAAATCCTTCAACTTCATTTGATCCAACATCAAGGCTTTTTTTAAGCTGATCAACATCGGCAAGGATGGAAAGTTTAAGTGTTCTTGATTGACCGGCCATCACCACTCCTTCAAAATCTTAGAAAATGCATCTTCCCATTGGGCGATGATTGCTGGCTGTTCGGCTCTGAGTGTTGGATAGATAAAGTATCCGGCTGATCCGCCGCGTGGCCCACTTCCTGACCACACCGGGAATTGCTTGAATTTGTTTGATCCAAATTCGTAACCGCCCCAAAGTTGTTGAGTCGTACCACCACCACTAAATTTTTGAGAAACAAAGCCAAAAGACAATTCACCAATTTTGGATGATTTGCTTACGCGCGATCCTTGAGCGATCCGGGATGCAGCTTGATTTGGCCGACCACTTGCAGCTGAAATGATTTTGGATTGAACATAAGTGGCAAGGCCATTTGAAACATCTTTTGCCTGTCCGATAGCTGCATCGTCCATTGCTTTGAAAGCCTTGAGGATTCCCCGCAAATCACTTTTGTTGTAAGTGATTGGCTCAGTTTCCATTTTGCTTCTCCAAAATCTCGATCGCTGTGGTTATGTCATCAAATGTTTGGAATTCTGATCGAGGTAATCCGGTCGCTATTGCTAACTCCCAAACCGCTCGATTCAAACTTCCGTGCTTATAGCTTTTGGGCTATCAGTCTGCCCCACATTGATGTCGGTGACTGTTTCGCACCACACATCAAAAGGCTTCACCGGCTTGCCAGCCGTTTCGCGTTTCATCGCGTGATACGCCAAAAACATCAAATCAGCAATTCCAAGTTTTTCCTGTACCTGCTGAATCGTGTTTCCGGTTTTTTGTTCCCATTTCATCCACTCAGGCGGCAACGCAACATGTGTTGCGCTGTCACCCGATGTGTATTCAATTGTGATTGCTAGTTTCATTTTTGCTCCCGTTTCGTTTTTCTAGCTGAATGATTCTGTTGGTTGTCCAACGACTGTCAATGCCCATGTGTCAGTCAATGCGCCTGGAGCAGCACCGCCGGCTGTTGGGAAAATTGGCAATACATTGAATGTAAAAACCGCACCTGTGACAGCTGTGAATGAAACAGCAACAGTCGTGTTTGGATTCTGCTCAGCATTTGTCCACATGTTTTCAAACAATGAACCTTGCGCAGCTGTTGAACCCCAGTCCTGCAAAAGTTCAATGGTGAATGTCCATTGCTTATCGACCGACTTATAAGCGCGGCCATCAAGTGTTTGATAGGTTTCGATAATTGTTTCAGCTGAAAGTGTGGCCGATGTTGTCTGTGCATCGTACGCCTTTGTGTCAAGCGTAAATGAGACATCTCTGCCGGTGATAATAACAGTACTCATTTTTTCTCCTTAGTTGGTGTAGTAGGTGCTTATTTGTAAATCGGCCGTAAGGTATTTACCGGCACCGACTTCCAATGGTTGTGGTTGATTGACATTGCCGACTTCATAGCCGTCCGGCATGGTGCTTATGATGCTGATCATCAATTGTTCTAAATTGTCTAAAGCTGCGGCATTGTTCGAGTAACCGACAACGCCTGTGACAGTCAGATTGATTTTGACTTTTGTTGTGTTGCCATTGATCAAAACACTTTCCAAATACGGCGCATCCGGGATCAAACAAATGCTCGGTGATGTCATTGTCTCTGGAATTCCGTTGTACACATTGGCAGCAATTGTCGAAAGCGCATTTTTCAATGGCGTGCGGATTTGGGATTCAATTGTCATTGCGCCATCGTTTCA